AGTTCAGAACACAATCATCGGCCCTCTTGCAGGTGATGCTCTCACGGATGCGGATGTTAACGTCGCCGTAGGGTATGGGGCACTTTCGTCAGCAGTGACTGACGGCGCGAACACTGCTGTTGGCGCTCAAGCCCTGCTCAATGCTAACACTGGGGCTGCCACTCTTTCTTACAATACGGCGGTCGGATACAACGCAGCCGTGTCAATTAGCTCTGGCGTAGGCAACACATGCGTAGGTTCGCTTGCAGGAACCTCTTCGACTGGTTCTGGAAACGATAACAGTACCTACATCGGCTTCCAAGCTGGACGTTATATCACTAGTGGCGAAAAAAACACTATTCTAGGCCGATATGACGGAAATGAACATGGCTTAGATATTCGTGCCTCAAGCAATCACGTCGTTTTGTCGGATGGAGACGGAAATATTCCGTTTTTCACAAACGCCAATAGCACTTCAACTATTTACAGTAGAACCGCTAATCACAACAGTTTACACATATTAAGTGCTACAGCCTCTGGCACGACTTACAACTTAATACGAGCTTTTTCTGGTTCCACGGATACCGTTGGAAGTTCAGCGACGGTGAGGTTTCTCGTTCAAACAAACGGGAATGTTCAAAACACAAACAACAGCTACGCAGGCATTTCGGATCAAAAACTGAAAGAAAACATTGAAGACGCAGGCTCGCAATGGGAAGACCTAAAAGCGTTAAGAGTTCGTAAGTTCAGTTTCAAAGAGGACAATTTAGACGCGCCGAATATGCTTGGTGTAGTCGCTCAAGAAGTCGAGTCTGCTGGCATGTCCGGCTTAGTCTCAACCAGTCCTGACCAAGATACGGAAGGGAACACATTAGAGACAGAAACCAAAAGCGTTAAATACAGCGTTTTGTATATGAAAGCTGTCAAAGCCTTGCAAGAGGCAATGACTCGTATTGAAACCCTTGAAGCAAAAGTTAGCGCACTAGAATCATAAGGAGGACTGAAATGTCTGAGGAAACTAGAACCGACGAAGACAAAGCCAAGATGTATCAAGCCATGTTAGATGGCGCGAATGTCATCACCAGCGTGCTGGATGCAAACAACGAGTTTTGCAACGACATGACGAATGCTGAAAAGCAGGAGCGTGTACTGCGCAGTGCTGGTTATCTGGAGTACGGCAAAGCGCTAGGCGATTGGGGATCAGAAGATTTCAGCGCCATCGACTCTGCTGTTGCAGCCGCAAAAGCATACAAGCCATAAGGAAAAATAGACCGTGCAAATCAACCTAGAAGAAAACGAGATCAACGCAATCCTAGCGATACTGGGCGATATGCCTAGCAAGAGCGGGACATGGCCCTTGATGATGAAAATCAAAGTGCAAGCTGACGCTCAGTTGGTTGAACCCGAAGAAGAGCCAGAGGAGGGCGAGGAAGAAGCTGCTGTTGAAGCTATAAATGGCTGAGATTCAGTTTCAGATGCACCCGCTTCCGTCAGTTTTTCTGATGGAACTGGACATCCCGACAGAGTTTGTTGAGTCGTGCAATGACTATCTTGATGAGCTAGTGACGCAAGACGATAAAGTCAGCGCAGCGCATACGCTGGTAGGCCAGATAAAAACAGGCGAGCAGCTAGTGATGGATCACGAAGATCCAAGGCTGGCTCCGTTTTCTAGGTTCTTGTGTGAGATGGGCGTGACTTATATTAACCAGTTCATGGCCCAGTCTGGTCAGTTGCTGGACGGCAACAGAAACGTCGAGATGGATGAGTTATGGTCTGTGCATAGTTACGAAGGTGACTACAACCCAATCCATGACCACGGTACAAAGACTATCATGGGTATTAGCTGCACAACGTGGACGAAGGTGCCACCACAGATTGTCCAAGGGCCAAGGCCGGGGTCGCAAGAGTACGGGTTGTATAATGCTTCTGGCGAAAGCGATGGCTGTCTCTGCTTCAACTACGGACAGAGTAGCACATGGGATAGAGAACGGCTCAAGCCCACTCAGAACGTCGTGGTTAGGCCGCAAGTGGGTAGGCTATATATGTTTCCGAGTTGGATGCAGCACATGGTCTACCCGTTTCAAGGGGAAGGCGAGCGAAGGACAGTAGCCGCCAATATAAATTGTTTTCCTGTCGAGGGATCACAAGATGGAAATAGGCATTAATGACACAGCGCAGATTTCTTGGAAGCAAGTCGCTGTGCAAAAGCAGGAGCGGTTAAGAACGGGCGCTGAGGGCGAGACTGTGCGCGAAGCGGTAGAAACAATAATACCGACAATCTATACGAAAGAAGGTAACAGGGTTGAGGCGCAACAATTAGCGCCAAGCCAAAGAGTTAACATATCGGTATGAGTGACGCAGGTGAAAAAGCATTGAACGAAGTCAACGCCCATGAGCGTGAGTGTGCTTTGCGTTATCAGCGTATCGAAGAACGTCTTGCAGAAGGTTCCGCGAAGTTCAAACACCTAGAACACCTTATCTACGGACTGTATGCGCTGATTGCAGCGGCTGCGTTGCCTCAGTTCTTTATGGGGTAAACCATGATTATCGAGTCTGTTGCAGCCGCCGGGATGCTTCTTCAGCAGATCAATTCGGTGATACAAAACGTCAATGAAGGCAAAGCCAACGTCCAACAGGCAATGGCTTTAGTGTCTGATTTCGGAGAAGCTCTTAACAATTTTGAGGTACAACGTAAAAGCTCGACGTTCAACGCGCTCTCAAAGAATGACATCCTCAAGCTGCAAATGCTTCGTAGGAACCAAGAGCGATACCAAAAAGATTTGAGAGATTTGCTTCTTGTCGCAGATCCTAAGCTGTTAGAGGATTATGACCAGGCAATTAGGCAGCAGGAACAAGACAGGAGGGCACACGCGAGACTAATGGCGAAACGTAAGCGCGAAAAACAAATCCTCATTCAACAACTTCTTGTTGGCGGCACGACTCTTATTATTGGAGGCGGCATCGCAGTCCTGATCTTTGTCTTGATTCTGAAAGCCTTCGGATGATTATGGCGTTTCTGCTTGTCATGCTGGTCGAAGGCGAGCAAGTCGCAGGTAGATTTCACTTCCGCAACATTCACAGGTGCAATCAGTTTGCTTATTGGTTGGAACAGGGAACGATCAAGCCTATAGAGGGCAGGCGCTTGAACAATCAAGAGAACATTACAGCTTATTGTATCCCTGTTAAAGTACCGCCAAACACACCATTCTATGACTGATATGGCAGCAAAGAAACTAGAGCCTGGATCAGATTACAATCAGTATGATACCGATGGTGATGGTGTTGTTACTGATGACGAGCTAGAGACTAGCAAGGAACTGCAAGAACTAAAGATCAGCAATGAAAGAGCGCAGGCTCAGCGCAGTATGAGTTGGTTTGCTCTATGGGGCATGCTTTTGTACCCCTCCCTGGTAGTAGTAAGTAGTTGGGCTGGCCTAGTGCAGGCAGCAAGTATTCTGGGAGATATGGCCTCAGTCTACTTTGTTTCAGTCGCAGGTATATTGGCTGCGTTCTTCGGAGCGCAAGCATGGTCAAACAGAGGGAATAGTAGATGAGCATAGTTGCTTCATTGGTGGGTCCAGTAACGGGACTGCTAGATAAATTCATAGAAGACAAAGACCAAAAGGCAAAGCTCGCTCATGAGATAGCAACCATGAGCGAAAAACATTCGCAAGAAGCGATGTTGGCTCAGCTAGAAATAAACAAAGCAGAAGCCGCCACAGGCTCGTTGTTTATCGGGGGATGGCGCCCCTGCATTGGATGGATCTGTGCGTTTGGCCTGCTCTACAACACCATCATCGTTAACATATTAGGTATATGGGTAGCAGTGCCAGAAGTGGATACGACGCTTCTGGTTCCTGTGATGATGGGCATGTTGGGCCTTGGTGCGATGCGTAGCTACGAAAAGGTCAATAAGGTAGCGCGAGAAAAGTAATGAGTAAGCTAGTCGAAATGATCAAGCGTCATGAAGGTGTAAAGTCAAAGGTTTACTTGTGCTCTGCTGGCTACGAAACGATAGGCGTAGGCAGAAACATCTCTGAGTCTGGCCTAGGATTGTCTGATGACGAGATAGACTATCTTCTGGAGAACGATATTAAGCGAGTGACAGAAGAGCTGCAAGACACTTACTTCTGGTTCGGCGGGCTCAACGAGGCTAGGCGCGATGC